GTCAGCCCCGGTAATGATGTTCTGTACCATGGTGGTGTTCAATTCATTGACCAGCTTCTGTTTGTTCATCCAGATCCGGTCTGAAAACGTTTGTCCGTCTGCCGCCCAAGGCTTATGGATCACTGTATCAATCAGCCGATCATTCGGGGATGCAAAACTCCATCCGGTTCCAACTCCCTTCTGAATCTCATAGGCAGTATGGAGAAAACCGGATTGGTAAACATCACGGATTGTAGAATCAACACTATCAAGCTGATTACCGAACATCACTTCCAAAGACTGCTGTATTTGAAGCTTCAACGCCTCCAGCCGATTGATGTGTGCTTTTGCGGAAGCATTTTCCAGTTCCTTCATCCACTGACCATTGATAGCATTTTCTTTTCCGTACCGTATGTACTGCTCGACATCCCATTTCAGTTCATCCAATTCACTGGAATTTAATAACCGGCGTGCTTCCACAAGAGAAATCTCGTTATTATTTGCAAAGCGCTGATACCACGCATTGATTTTCGCTTCCATCTGCCGCTGTGCTGCAAGATATTGCTTTTCAATGTCCGCATAGCACTGCAAGCCTTGCTGATGCTGGGATTCCTCTATCTGTTTGAAGCGTTTTTTCCAATATGCACCGTTTTTCATCAACAACTCCTTATTTTACAAAATAAAACTTAGGAATACATATCATATAGAATTTCTTTCTATAAATCTCTATACTAAACACTCTAATACCACAAATCCAAAAGAATGGAATCAAAATTCTACCCATGATATTTACAAACTCAATATCAATCTCCACCCGGATTATCTTGATTTTCGGAATTTTCCAGGTTGCCATTGGCATTGCCATCTTTGCCACCTCCGTTTTCTCCGCTGTTAACAAATGCTCCAGAATACAGATCAGCCTTTTCCTGCGCTTCTTTTTCTTCTTTTTCAATCTGCTTCAATTCTTCATCTGCATCTTCCACAAGCGGATGATTTTTCAGAATCGTCTTTTTACTTACAATTCCTACGGAATCCTTGCAAATCTGCGCCTGCTCCGTATCATTCTTGATACAGGTACGGGTCCATGTCTGGATGATCGTACCGCACTGAATGCCAAGCGCTTTGCAGATTGCACGCACCAGCCGAGCAAAGCCAAGTCGGAACTCTGTTTCCATCAATCCAGTTTTCATTTCCAAGAGCGAATACATGAATTTCAGCGCTTCACCAGACTGATTACCAAAGTTCTCCGGCTGCGGGTCAAAGCCTTGTCCCTGCTCGAAGATTGCCTTTCTAGTTGCATCCAGTACACTGTTCCGGGCTTCAATCGGAATCTCAATGTTCAGCGTAGACACCGCACCGCCCTCATCCCCATCTACCTTAATGGTCTTGTACTTTTTTAAATCAGATAGGAATCCATTCAGATCTTCACCGCCATATCCAGACAGCACAAAAATTAATTCCTGTATATCATCCAAATCATTGATAAAGCCGCTGTAGACCTTGTCATATACGTCTATCAACGGCTTAATGTTTCGCAGATCATCTGTATGTATATTGTTGTTGTAAAACGGGATGAATGGCACTTCCCCGAAATCATGTCGGTAATCCGCTACCATCTCGCCACTGTCTGGATCTATGAACATATCATAATATGTCAAAAGATCCAATTCATCCCCGGTTCTCCGCCGGAATGCCTGGCACTCCGCATCCGTCCAGTATTCGTACACGGTATAATTGTCACCTGTCGCATCGTCAATGTCCGGGTACACCCTCATTAGCCCGATCAGCCTGCGTTTAAGGCTACGGTCAAACACCGGGATGATCTGCTCAGACGGAACAACTGCCCATTCAAAACCATTATCGCCCTGCCAGTAATGCACCCAGCCGATGGAAGTATTGGCAGCATTCACACACAATTTCATGCAGTTCTTTGCATACTCATCACCCAAGGTTTCCGTGATACGCTTATTGCTCGCCGTACTGCCTACATCGAACAACGGCGGTGCGGTAAACGCATAGGACGCTTTCTGGTTCACGATCAGACCATGAAAGTTCCTGGGAATCCGGTTGTCTGCGTTGCGCAGCGGATTGTCGGGTTCCTCTTTTTTCTCATTTTTCTGCTTATCACGAAACAGTATGTCCGTCTCATTACGGTAATACCGTTCTGCTATATCCGCCCGTGTCACAAATGCTGTGTGGCCCGGTTCATATTTTTTTATCAGTTGTTTCATTGTATCAATATCCATTGTTACCTCACTTCAAAATACTGATGCTTCCCGGCTTGCGAATAATTGTATAGCAGAAGTACCGCAGTGCATCCATTGCATGATCGTGCTGCTTCACCGGTTTATCCTCTCCACGCTCAGATGCTTTCTGATCCCATATGTACGATCCAAATTCTTTAATTGTGTTCGGGCATTGGTCACTGATTGCGATTTTCCCCTGATTCAGCAGGGATGCCACAAATCGGATGCCATCCAGTACGTCATTTTTTGCTTTCTTGATTGCATAACCTCGTTTTTTCAATTCTGCTATGAACGATGCTGCAGATGGATCAATCACAATCTTGACTGGCTTTATTCCATCGAGCCACCTCTCCAAATCATCCGCATACTCGGTATCTGTTTTCTGCCTTTCTTCATCGCGACCAGAATAATAATACTCGCGGCAGCATACCCACCGCCCGGAACGTTCTTTACACCACAACAGGAATACTGTTGCATTCTGTGTACCATAGTCACAGGACACATAATAATTTGTATTGGTCAGATCAGCCAGACTGGAAATCACATGCTTGGCAGTGTCGAACATATCGTAAATAATGCCCTCTGCCATCGCCCATAGTCCAAGGATGTACCGGCGGTAGAACACGCCTGTGTACATGCTGCGGTATCGCGCCTTAATTTTCTCCGACAGACTCAAGTTATCATCCATCGTGAAATGTAGATACAACAGATGCTTTTCTTCTCTTTTATCAATCCATTCTGTCTTAAACCAGTGATATGGTCCATCCGGATTGCAGTTGAACCAGTACTTAGAACCATCAACAGAACATCGTCCGGTTGCCTGGTTCACAAAGCTTTCCGGCATCAACGCAACTTCATCAAAAAAGACCCCAGCCAAGGTAATACCCTGAATGAGATCCTGTGATCGTTCGTCTTTGCCACCAAATATATAGAAATAGTTGGTCACATCTCCTTTTGTGATGATAACCAAATTATCAGCCCTGTGATCTGCCACCGTATAACCGCGACTTCGCAGCATCAGCTTAAGCCAAAATAATACATTTCTGCGGAAAGAACCGATTGTCTTTCCGCACATACCGAAATTTTCGCCGTCAAATGAGCTCATCGCCCACATAACAAACGAAAGTGACATACTCACTGTCTTTCCAGATCGAATAGCACCATCGGCGATAATACCATCCTTATCTTTAACTGGAGAATCTTCACACCACCAGTTCAATACCTTGCGCTGTTTCTTGGAAAATGGCTTGAACTTGAAAATTCTCTTAATTTTCTTCATCGCCCCAGTCCTCCGCAGCTGTGCCGTTCAGAGCATCGAGGAACCCATCGTCTGCAATCTCCTCGCCATCGTCTGTCTGTACCTTGGCTTTCAGTAATGCAATCTCTGCTTTCTGCTTCTCGGTGGCAAGATCCATGTGATCTGTAAGCCACTGTAAGGCTTTCATCCGATCAGCAAGCTTTACCTTTACGCCGTCCTTACCCTTGGATACTTCGGAAATGATCGTTCCGTCCACGTCCGCATCATTCTTGATATTGACATAGCTTACTGTGATGGTCTTTCGCTCTCCTGTGTCCGGGATCACATCCACATCCTCATTTCCAAACTCTACAAAGTCAGTCACATCTGCAAAAGCAATGTCCATGTACTTCTGGAATACATCGGATTCACTTAGGAACTCTCTGTTGAGACGGTCCTGTTTCAACCTATGGATTTCCTGTTTTACTCCATCTTTCTCCAACAAACGATAGCCTATGGATGCTGCAGTCGCATAATCAACACCGTACGCTTTCTGGTATGCCTTGGTAGCATTGAAACATCGGATGTAATGTATACAAAAAAGCTGTTGCTTATCGGTTAAGTTAGTATTCTGTATTACCTGCCTGACTTCATCAGCTACAGCCGTTTCTTCACTTTGTTTTTTTGATGCATTACTCTTTGAAACGTTTCGTTTCGTTTCATTTTTCTTTTGAAACGTTTCACTTTCATCCGCATCCCATTTATAACGATTCTTCCATGTCCTAATTGTAGCGGCAGAGCATTCTAGTTGACTTGCAATCTCAACCAGCTTCATTCCACCCTTATACAGTTCTCGGGCTTTCTCTGCCTTTTGGTTCGGACTCCTTGCCAATATTACCACCTGCCTGTTTCTTTTATAGGGAGAAGGGGACATCCCTATGTTGCATGATGTCCCGATAGTTAAAAGACACAAAAAGCGCAAGGGGAATCATTTCCTCTTACGCTCTTTCACGCTACAATCATACCACAGATAAGTGTATCATTGTGTATCATCTTTCATTTTTTTGATCAAAATCTCATAATATCCACCCGTCGGATTGAAATGTTTCAATGCCCTGGCATGAATTCGGTGAACCTGCGCCCACTGATATCCAAGCTTTACACAGACTTCTTCCCAACTTTGTCTCCGAAGGTATCTGTATGTCAATACCGCCTTTTCCGTCTCATCCTCTAAACGCTCAATATCTGCGAATATATCTGCATATAGATCTATGCGCTCATACCGTGCTTTAATAAGTTTCCTCTCCAGCTCGTCCAACTTTGCAGCGTAGTCAGAGAGATCTTTCTGATCATGTGCATGTGGCATATCATCCATGACAAGTGCCGGTGCCATCTTATCCGCTCTTAACTGCTCAATTTCTTCCTCTATCCGGCGTGCAGCACTGACCGCTGGTGTATATGATCGCAGATACTCCTTTTTCAGTTCGTTTTCTTTTTCCACGCTTCTCCCTCCCTGTTCAATTACTACTCTATAGTAATTTTAACATGGAGATTTCATGGATTTGTACCAATTTGTGTTGCTAAGCAATTACTATAACTGCAACCATTGCAATAACAACGCCCCCCATAATCAGCATAAATTTACTCTTAATAATTCTTTCTGTAAAGCCTTTTCTGAAATCGCGTTCGTACTGAATTAGAGAATCTAATTGTGGTTGCATGGCAATCGCAAAATCGTGCAATTTGTTCTCATCAAATATCAGTTCCGCACCATCTCTTTTATAATATTGTCCATTTGTAATAATTTCATTGATATCAAACATTATTCTTCTTAAGCTATAATTATATATGTTTGGGTCTAAATTTGACGCTACCTCATCTACATCTTTTTTGATTATTTGTATACATTCTTTACTGTTTTTTATTCCATATTTTTGAACAGCTTTTTCTAAAACTACCACTTCATATAATGGCATAAGAATTCGTTTTGCATCTTCAATCTCGTTTTGGTAGTTACCCAATATGTAGAACACCATAGAAACTATAACGCCTGAAAATATGCCACTCACAACACCTATTGCCAAATTTTGAATCACTTCGTATGCATTCATCTAATCTCTCCCTTCTTTTTCACTCATTATAACATTTTTCGATAGCATTCTCCATTATAATTACCACACCATCCTCAATTGTCCGTTCTTTTCCTCTTCAATCCGCCCCAACCTCTGCTTAATAATCCGCTGTACTATCCTGCGGCGGCGGTAGAAACAATTTCGAGATATTGGAAGAATGCCGTGGTGTGCTTCCATAAGATCATAACTTGTCCCCTTAATAATGGATTCTGCCAGGTAATCCGCAATAAATGCATCTACACTCTGGCAGATCTCGTATATTTCTTTTTCGTCCACTAAACATTCCCCCTTTACATAACTAAGCAACGTTTGCCATCTTCCGGTCTGCCAAGATATCGTCACAGATGTAGTATTTCTCCGTAACCGCTGTGTTTGCGTGTCCTAGTCTGTGCGATACATATAAAATATCTTTCGTTCGTTGATACTCCCGGCTTGCAAATGTTTTTCGGTATACGTGCACCGTAGCCACGTTCCGGCATCCGGCACGCTTTGCGATCTCTTTCGCAATCTCCTCTATCGTAGCTTTGCATAATGGCTTTCCTGTTTCCACATTCTGTCTGTTAAGGAATATATATCCTTCTGTCCTGCCATTTACATACTGTTCCAAGGCTACACGGCAATCATCCCTAACATGATTCCAGTCCCAAGTCCCATAAAGAATCCGCCGCAATCAATTTTTATTTCTATCTTTCTCATGTTTCGTCCTTCCCTTGGCATCCTCTGCCACGTTCATGCTTAAATATTTCTTACATGCTTTCTGACTTGCTTGCCGGTATGAGGAATGTTGTGCCATGTACCTACTTCCCCGGCGGTTGTTGTGCATATAATATCCAGTATTTGCGCAGTCACAATTCCCTCTGTATCTCAATACACCGTCTATAACATAAAAGGAAAAGTGACTGCACGAACCGCACCGGCCAGTATAATCTTTTAACGGTTTCGGCATATTTAATCTCCTACGCAAACCGGAGCTATCCGGTCTGCTAAAACATACTGATCTGCTGTTCATCGTAGTAATATTTCTTTCTTACCGGTACATACCCACCGTAAAATATCCGCTTAACACGATCTCTCTGTTTCAGATTTGCCATATAGAAGTTGTCAACCTCTGGAGGTACTGAAAAATAGTATGCTTCTGGATATGGCAAATTCTTTTCCTCGCAGATTTCTGAAATTTTTCTCTGATAATAGAGGATATGGTTTCTCACGAGATTCATATTGCAGCCATCCGGCCAGAGCGGATCATTGCACCCGTTCTGGTTTATGTCCTTCCATTGGCCTATTTCTTTCCGGATCTGCTCACTATATGACTTTACTTTTTTCTCCGGCGTTTCTTCTTTCATGACGGTATCTCCATAAAATCAAACAATGTCGGCTCGTCCACTTCATTCTCCGCAGCCTGCAGATACCCAACGCCATCCCGGAAGTAATCCGGATTCAGTTCGCATCCCTTGCCGTTCCGATGCATCTTAACCGCCGTCATTGGTACTGTCATAAGGCCACCGAACGGATCATAGACCGTATCGCCCTCATTGCTGTATCTGTTGATGATTCTCTCCACGATATCCAACTGTAACGGGCATACGTGCATCTGAGCGCGTCTGCGGCTCTGCGTGGTATTAAGGGTACGCATCCGGTTGATATCATCCCATACTTCCAACTGATTCCACGATCCCGGTGCAACAACCATAAATGTTGCCGGGAGCTTTCCGTCCTTATCCAGATCTTCCGCAAGTTTCACATGATCCTCATAGTTATATACATTGCCGCGGCTATACTCTCTGTACACTGTCTGTAAGCTATCAACCGGAAAATCTTTGAGTTCTTCCTTGCTGATCAGTCGGTCTCCTGACGATCTCCAATAACCATGTGCATCTATCTGCCACTGTGCTCTTGTATAATCCTCTTTCGATTTCTTTACCGGTACATCTGCATAAGCTGTACTTCTGTCTGTAGGAAGTTTACGGAACAATAGTATATATTCCGGACATCCTACACCCATCTTGGAACCATCCTTGCACTGTTCCGTCCATCCGAGGCGGTATGTCTGGTTATTCTCACGGACTACATCGGTCACGACCGTAATCATGCCAAAATACTGGAAACCATGCTTCATATAATGGCTGATGCACTGCGCGTGGAATGGTTCAATAGTTGGCATCCCGGTACCAGTTGCATTTCCAAATAATACACGATCTTTAACATGGATTGCTGCCACACGCCCCGGCTTAAGCACCCGAAGCAGTTCCGGTGTGAGGAAATCCATCTGGTCAAAGAACCGGTCCGTGTTCTGGTTATGCCCGAAATCGTTATAATTGGCACTGTACTCGTAATGGTTACCGAATGGGATCGAGGTATGTATCAGATCAATACTGTTTGTCTTCATTGCCCGGGTTTCCTCTACACAATCCCCATATACCGCTTCATAATGGTTTCCCCTCACCGTTCTTTCTTCTCTGCTACCTTCCACACCCATCTTCCTTTCTAACCGCTGTGTCTTATTTTCCGAGTTAAGACCATACTTCTTTACAATCTCTATCATCTTTGCAACCATGTGATTGTGATTCTTCCATTTTTCAAGCAACGCTTCCTTGATCTGTCGCTCGTTCTCCATGTAGATAATGTCGATCACAACCGGTTCTTTCTGTAAAAATCGATAACACCGGTGTACCGCCTGAATAAAATCGTTGAACTCATAATCAATTCCAAGGAATATCTCCCGGTGACAATATCTCTGAAAATTACATCCGGATCCAGATAATGATTTCTTCGTAGCGAACAACTTTGTCTGTCCATTCGAGAAATCAATTACCCTCTGCTCGCGCAGGTCATAATCCATAGATCCGTAGATATCCACCACCTCTGGCAGTGCTTTCTTAATCGCATGCCGTTCATTCTCCAGGTCATGCCACAACAAGAAATGATCGTCCGGCGATTCTTCCACAATTCTTTTCATTTCTGCTACACGGCGGTCAATGCTTTCTCTTTTAACTGCCGCAGCTTCTTTCAATCCCTCGGCAGCTTCCTGAAATAACTGCATCTGGCCGTCACGATCTGCAGTATCGCCATAATGCACCGGCAATTCATGCCATCTTACTTCAAGCGGCGGCAGATCATATCCCTCATCGGAATATACCGGATTGAGATCTGAAGGTTTCGTGATAAAAAGCGCCCAACTTGACACCCACATCCAAAATTCATCTTCCATATTTGAATATAATGTCAGATTGTTTGCCTTGGTGCTGTCGCGCTGGAAGAATCTCGTCAACGCCTGCCCGGTATCCATCACTTCCAGATATCCGGCATAATGAATCAGTTCCTTGTATTTGTTTGGTGATGGTGTTGCAGTGGCTACCAACTTATACGGTACGTTCTTGAACTTATCCAAGAACGTCTGATACGTCTTGCTTCCGAAGCTTCTAAGTACACTCGCTTCATCAAGTGACGTTGCCGCGAAATAATCCGGTCTGATATCGCCATCCCGGACGCGCTCGTAATTAGTCAATACGATCTGACTGCTGCACTCCTGCACTTCCTGCATCGTTCTGCAGTATTGCGGTTTCTCGTATCCAAGTACTTCCACCGCGTCGTGCGTGAACTCCTGCTTTACTCCAAGTGGCAACACAATCAACGCGCGGCCACCGCTATGTTCTGCAGCTAGATGGCAAAATTCCAACTCCTGCACAGTTTTTCCAAGTCCGAACGACTCAAACAATGCCCGTCTGCCGCCTTTCAGTGCCCACACCACAGCATCCCTCTGGTGCGGTTTCAATACCTTGTTGACTTTTTTAGTATCCACAACAAAACCGCTTTCTGTTGCAAGTTCAATCTTTGTTTCTAAAAATTCTTTATATGTCATTTTCAAAAGGAACCCGATATATCGTTACCCCGGCCGGAGGTTCGGCTCCTTTCTGATATTCCGTGCACATATCTACAATAACGCACTTTAAATTTATTTATGTTATGTTTTATGCAACAAATTCATCAAATCATTGTTTTTAAACCATCTGATCTAATGGCAATGATATCTGCCCTTTGCAGTTATCTCCGATTGTTGATGGATCCCAGCCGACACCAATATAATCAAGCACTTTCGCCCATCCATAGTCGTTCCCATCTCTGTCTTTACACATATGGAACATCAGATAATCCCACTCTTTCGGATTGCTCTCATACAGTAAATCAAATCTATGCGGTCGTTTCTCCATGTGGATTCCAAAGCCACACATACTGCATCCGGTACGCTGTGCCTTTGTCGTATACAACGTTCCGTCCGGCTTTCTCTCGATTGTGCCGTAAATCTCTGGTATCAAAGACTCCGGCATCTGGAAGCATTCTGTTATTCGCCCTGTTTCAAGTCCGGCATCACGATACTCTTCCTTTAATCCGTTCTTCCAGAGATCATCCATCTCCAAGGCAAGCGTAAGAATGTCCTGCCGGTGGAAGATTGCAAACGGCGCTGATCTGATCGTGGATGCCCCGAAGTAATTGCAGCCATTCATCCGCAGGCTCTTTGCTCGTCTTCCACCCTCCGATGCCATCAGTCCCAAATACGGCACACTGTTATGCTCTTTTCCCCAGTCATCGCAATTCTTTTCTTTAAGGTAATAGCAGCATTTCGCCGATACCAGAAAATCCGGCTTTTGAAAGTCGCATCCTTCGGTTTCATTTTCATACCCGCCGAATAGCTTCAACCACCGCTGATTAAGCTGCATCTTCGAATTCTTCTGCCATCCACCATATTCCCCGGTCTCTCCCGTTATGATCGCGTGTCTGACTGTCTTATTCTTTTCCGTTGGATTCTGCAGCAACTCGATTTTCCCGGCGATTTCCTTAGATATGACCGGAAATCCAAACTCTTGTATAACCTTCGGTTTCGTCCATCTGGTTCCATCATCCCGCATGAGCGGCGGCACATTTATAATTCCGATTGCTTTATGCACCCTCTGGATGCTTCGATCTTCCAAAGTTGATGCGGATACTCCCGGAACATCAATCCTGCAGACCTCATGGAGAAATATGTATAAAATGATACTATCCAGGCTTCCAACGGATACGTGGCAGTTCAATCCTCTGCGATCACATTCTGATTGAAACTCTTCTGCTCTGATCTGCGCATACTTACGCTTGAAAGCATAATCCTGCTTTTCTTTCTGCATGAACGAAGCGATCTTCTCATAAGCACCAAGTCTCTCCATTCTTTCTTTTACTGATTCCATTTCTTTTTGGAGTAAAGAGCTCTTTCACGCTGGCCAGCAAACCTCTTACTCCTTTCGATTTATTTTAAAATTTTATCCAGGCATGCATTCCAACCTGTATTCGTCAGTATCCTATTCCTCACTTTCTTTATACGGCTCCGGCATTGGCATCCATGCCAAAATCACATATTCTCCCTCTGCCTGCTCAATCGTTTCTATCCATAACGCTTCATCGTCTGGATCATACTCTAGTATCTCATAATAATGTGGCTTTCCACATTTTTTGATAATATCTCCCTCGCTCATATCACAAGGTTTCCAAGCCACCAAATATGTTCCGTATTTCTCCGGAAGTCTCTCACTTACCGGAATCCACTGCTGTCCATTCTGTTCACTTCCTTGCATGGTAAATGTAAAAGCAACCCCTTGCCGTTCAGCATCTTCGTATTCCCCAAGCTTGTTCAGAATGGCTTTAAGTCTATCTTGCGCTGAAAACGTATTGCAAAGAATACTTAAATGCTCCTTAGAAACATACTTTCCATCCTTGCCCTTTTTCGTAAGACGTCTATTTTCCAGTTCTCTTTCACAGGCTTTAATTCTGCCTTTATTCTTGCCACCGTTGTGCTCCATCGTCTCGATTGCTAAACGAATTTGATTCGATGTTGCTGTTTTCAGCACTGATGTAAAATTTCCGTCTGTAGCTGGAAGCGAACAAAGACTTTTAATCACGTTCATGTACATTAGCATCTCTCGCTTTCTTTCACACCTTGTGGGGCTGACTTAATTACTTTCATGCAATCTGGGCAGAAATCAAACCCATTCACCCTTGTGGTGCATTCTGTGCAGATTTTCTTGTCACATGTCATGATATAGCTTTTAAATCCACTACATCTTGCATGTGTAACAACGGTGCTATGTGGCATATCACACAGCAATGTTGCCTTTCGCTTTTTACAAAACGGACACAAATCATCTTTCGATATGTGCTTAACTACGTCTCCCATGCTGTTCCTCCTATCCATTCAACTGCAAATTCAACTGATCTTGAAAATACTCAACAATGAACTGATCCGTCATTCCCTTAGCGTAATTCTCTGAATTTGCCTTAAGATTCGCCCAAAACAAGTCCATTTGTGTTTTTCCAAAGCGCTTATTCTTTTCCATAAGCACTGAAAAGGTCAGTACCAGGAATGATTCAATCGCGCTATATGATTGCATATTCGCCATATTGAACGACTGCAATCCAACTTTTCCCTTTGGCAGTCCGCCCATCATCTTTACTCTTTGCCGGTATGGAAACTCCATAATCTTCCGGCTTAAGATGCAGTTCCATCGCTTGTCAATTTTCTCAACAGCAGCATCATAGCGATCCGCACTGTCAAGCAATTCCGCGTTCTTCTCATGCATCCGGTTGTTAAAATCTGTAAGCGCATCTGTTTCCATGCCGAAGTCGTAGTAAAGTACTGTAAAACCCAACAACTGCAAGGACTTGAATGTTTCGCAAAACACTCTATCTCCAATGGCCTTCAAGCGAGCCTCCGGACAACTCTTTACTCCGTGCATTACTTCTCCTCTCTGTGCCGCCCTTTTATGCAGGTATTCCAGAATCTGCATCCCGGATCACAAGGTTTGTCCTTGCTGCCATAATCACAGATTCTTCCGCTGCCATAATATGTGGCTGGCCGCTTAAATTTCTTGTAGGCTTCTGGATTCATATGTTCTGGTTTAGAATCCTCAAAACTGTTGATCTCTCCGATCAGTTTTATGTTTTCGCGCAAAAGGCGCTTTTCTTTGCTGGTTCTATGTATTTCTCTCACCTCTCTGGATGGTGGGGCGATTGCCGCCCCGATGTTGGCAAGTTAAGATCATGGCCTGTGATAACTATAATTCCGCACTTGCAAAGTTTCTTTTCCCTTACGGGCGGTGTTTCAACCTACCGGATCGGTGTATTGAGCAATGTTCTTTCCAAATCCGCATAATCACATTCACGCTGCTCGAAATCATTGAATTGATTTTTACACGCAGGCTTCTGCTCCTTCCCCGGTACATAGTTTTCGTCCAGATAATCCACATAGCCACTGTTAAAAAATGTGCTCCCGTACTGTGCTTTCCTCCAGTCGGCGTCCTTCTGCAATTCCAGACTGTAGCGATCAATCGCTTTAACAAGCCTATCTTCCCCGATTGCGAGTAGCCGCTTCTTTTGGGTATCCGATACCTGGCCTTTGCCTTTTTTGTTCGGATACAGTTTCCACAAACGTTCAAACATTGCTTTGGCATCAGCCAAAGTATTTATTTTTTTATCAGTATCATTATCAGTATCAGGTTCATTATCAGTATCAGGGTTATTTTGCTTTTCAGAAAAACCATTTGCTTTTTTTGCTTTTGTTTGCTTTTCAGAAAAACCATTTGCTTTCGGTCTGCCGCCAAGCTTACCGGCTTCCCTGCGCTTCTCACATTTTTGCATGTATGTCGCGTTATCCCGATCCATTCGATCTTGGATAAAGCTGAATGCCATATCTGCCGCAGCGTCCAGTTCCGGTATCTCTTCCCCCGCCGCATAACATAGGATGGCAGTGAACAGCTTCCCTCGCTGCTCCATGTCCATCTTCTGGATATGCTTTAAATACTCTGTATACATGACGAAGCTGTTCTTTTCTGCCAAGCCATCACCCCGTTTCTACTTCTGTAATTGTTACCTCAGTTCGTGGCTCCCATTTATCTACATCCACATAACTTCCATCCGTTGAAACAATAATCTTGCAATTATCGTCTGCCAGTACCTTGTAATGCACCAAAATATCATGCAAAGCTTCATGCAGATTTATGAGATCTACCCTGCGGCGATTTGGCATATAATACACAGCCTTTACATTCACCGGCCGGTCAATGGTTTGAATATGCGGAATACATGTTCCACACTGCTTTTCATATTTCTTATAAGCTGCGGACGGGATGATCCGAACTTTTCCCGATCCATCTTTTATAATCCGCTGACTGTTCTTTTTCGTGATCGGTCTCAACGGAATTGTAAATTTATACTCCATCTGCACCACCCATTCCAGCATTACAGCTTCTTATCTCAAGAATTGTATTATTGCTCGGATTCCATGCATCAACATAACTGATTGCAGCCTCAAACTGTAATACAGGAATATTGTTTCTGGAGTTGACTCTAAAATAATCCTGAATGTCACGATTACACTCTGTAAATACCTTTTTACTCATTTCCTTATATACCGGTGCTTTCTTACCTCCAAGAACCTCGATCACTCTTTTATTTACACTTTTCTTTAATTCCTGCTGCCGACCATAATCAATCGTCATGGTATTTTCAAGATGTTCGATACGGTTCTCATGATCATCCACCATTCCAAGTTGAATCCTCATCATTTCTTCTGGTGTCAACCGCTTCTGATAGGAACCATTCTTTCTGATCTGCGGTAATACTTCGGATGTTACCCAATGCTTAAAGCGTTTTGCACTTGCCATCTTGCTTCCGAAAATCAAAGCATATAAACCGGATTCGTTAATAACAACCGCTGCCTGGTCTCTGCCGATGGAGTCACGAATCGTTACTCCATCTATCTTGTCCTCATCATCTACATGATCCAATATTGCCTTTCTGGAATTGCTGTATCCCAAAACCTCTGCAATATCCTTTCCTACAAACCATGGTTCTGCATTTATAACCACCGTCCGGATTTCTCCGAATTCTCTATTTTTAAAAATCTCTAACTGATTCAATCATTTCTCCTTTCCATCTGGCGCCCATCGGCACCAGAGATCCTGGCTTTCTGCATGAACGGTTTCTTTTGCCTTGCGGCAGGTGTTTCAACCTATAACCACGACTTTCCAAAAACTTCTCTAAATTTTTTTCTGGTACCATAATGTTCTTCAAAATACGTCTGTGCCATCTGCTTGAGTTTCAAATCAATATCTACAGCATCTTTTCCGGCATGTACGCCATTCGGATGAAGATCAGGTGCAAGCGGAATAACAAATCCATATTTTTCACTGTTCTTCCTATTAGGATTTCCCCCAAATATATGGTGTCTCTCTACTGGGGCAATACCGGTAAAATAACAATGATCCATATCGTTCGTAAAAACACTCCACAGCCGTTTCATACACCCCACCGCTCTTTCATCTCTGCAATCTCCGCAGGTGTGATAGTTTCTATTCCGAGTTCTTTCGCATCCGCTACTGTTCCATCTATTAAAAGCGACATTTCTTTTGTGTCATATGTATGGCTCCCGCGATACACCTTATAAAATGTGGCTTTTTCCTCATACTTAACAGGAATACAATGGATTGCTTCCTGCTCCCACATAAATGCTTCGGGAGCATTCGTTTTGTATACCATAATTTTTCCATCCGGTAACAACTGGGGCTGCCCGTATTTACAAATCAGCACATTCTTAGCCTTTGCCTTAGATATGGTCAGTACATCCGCAATCTTACCAACAAGAACATGAAAATATGCGTTGGCGTCTAATGATCTTCGCTGTGTGTATCTGACCGCTTTAATTTTCAGTTTTTCATATCCTTTGAGCTTATCATATTCATTCTTTACCACATCATTTTCATTGACCTCGAATGTGATCCGAAAATGTTTTGTGTCAAAATCAAGTGAAGCTCCAACTGCTTTCCCTGTAAGTTCCATCAAGCACCCTCTATTTTATTTTTCTTTCCCTTATACCAAACCTCAACTTGCGTAATTATTTTTTCTGCCATTTCTGCCGAAATTTCGCTTGTCCCACTGAAATGATATTTTTCTTTTAACTTTCCCCATATATCCGATTCTTTGGCATCTTCACACATTTCTGCATACGCGGACACAAACTCTCCCATCTTATGCATCTGCTCTGCGGATGCCGGAACAAACTGTGGTGTAACCGGCTCGGGCGTTTCTTCATCTGGATCTTTCATCTCCTCTGTCGGGATACAGAACACCTGAAAACACGCATACTTAAATGCAATCGCCATAGCTTTATTGGTTGCCTTATCTCCGGAATCCATTCCTTCTCCAACTGTCACTGCTTCTATACAGGAACCATCTTCAGCGAAAAAAGTGTATTTTATCCTGCAAATGGAATAAATCAACACCGAACCATTCTTTGTCGTTCGTTCCTGTCTCTGCTGTTCCAGCACTTCCGGTACAATAAATACATGATTCTTTACCAAAGCTGGATTGATTGCGTTCATCACAGCATCAATACCACGATATTTAAATCCCTGCTGCTTATTCACAGCATCCTTACTGACCGCTCCGATTTCTTCCATACATTTAGATATGGATTCGTAAATATTCATTCTCTTTCTTCCCGTCTCTGCCATGCTTATACCCTCCGAAATTCAATACCATACTCACGCATAGCAGATTCAAGCTGCACGACCTGGAATGGATCTGCAGTCACTTCATATCTGATTGTATCTGTGCAAGGCTTTGGTTTTACGAATTCTTCTTTTTCTTGTGTAAATAATTCGTTCGGTACTTCCGGAGCGGTAGGCACAATCAGTTGTTCAGCCTCCTTTTTCCGTTCTTCTTCCACTCTTTTACGTTCTTCATCTTCTTTCTGGCACTTAATAATTTCTTCTTTCTGCTCCTGGTACTGGTTCATGCTTCCGATAGCATCTGATAATTCCAACGTGATCTTGTACTTTTCCAACCCTTTATCCTCAAATTCCGATTCCATCGCCCGGATAGTTGCAAGATCTTTCTCTACATGCTCGATATGCTCCGTGATAGCTTCTTTAATCGCTTTCTTTGTAGTTGTGGCATTTTCCCACTTGCTGTCATAAATACGTTGTAATGGCAAATATTCAGCAACAGCCTCATTCTCCGCAATAACTTCATCATAAATTTCTGAAATCAGCCTTTTCCTTTCTTCCACGCGATTACGTTCAAATGTTTCCACCTGCGCATTGATGAAATTAATTGGCTCATCAATCAACTTATCCAGTTCCTTTACTTTGGTCTCAAAATCTGTATACGGAACCATAAAAGATTTTTTAACTTCATTTTTCTTGTCATTAACTGTTTTTTTGAGTTTTCGCAAACTCGCTACAGTTTTCTTTGCTTCGGTCTTGGAATCTTCGGTAAAGGTCATATGTCTGTATTCTTCCAATCCATTTGATAACGTTGCCTTGACCTCATCAAAATTCATACCAATCGTTCCATTTTTTTGTTCTACTAAAAAATTAATGTCCTGCATTTAATAGTTCCTCCAACTTCATTTCCATCTGTCCATCCCTGCCACTTCTATATGCTGCAAGGATATTTTTATTGTTCTCCTTTTTCTTTTCCAGGCAATCACATGGTTCACCCGGATCAAGATGTGCCCCACAATAGGGGCAGGGTCTGTAATACATCACACCACCTTCCGGAAGCATGAAACCATACAATCTTCACAGTAGATTTCTCCGCCAACGTCATAACAATAATCATCCTGAATATGATCCCCGCAGCAGACACACACCGGCCGTTGTTCCAGCCATTTGTCCTGCTCATCCTCATGCATCCGGAAGAAATCATAATTATCCGGGATCGTTTCCATTGTCGGCTCCTTCCTGCAGCAGATCATAAATTGCCTTTGCTTCACCTTTTTGCAGCAGGTCATAGATCCAGTCCGCTGTCTCATCATCCTGCCCGTCTATCAGCACCGCATAGATCTGCTCCATCGGTTCGTCCATAAGTGGACACGCTGCTTCGGTGTAAATAAATGATCCTGCATTGTTCAGAATCTTTTCTGCGTCCTTGCAGTGCAAATACGCACTTACAAGCGATTCGATTTGACGTAAATTCATATTTTCCACTTGCACATTAAATATATTTCTTGTAAAATAAAGGCATAGCATTTTTAATGCTTATTTTTCTTTTGTTTCCCGAGCGAAACAACCCCCAATTAGATGGAATCATTGCTTTGGTCGGCTGACTCCATCTTTTTTATTTCCACATCCAACATTTCCTTGAAATCCCCATCATTTTTCTTTTCCTTTCGCGGGTACGTGAGATTCGAAGCTTTATTCGGATATTGCAGATACATACGCTTTATTTCACTGATGTGCATTTTTCTCCTTTCAACTGGCTTTCCGTAGCTGCTGTATGCGACGCTCGGTTTCCTTCCGCTCTTTTTCCACTCTCTCGAGTGTGTATGCCACATGTGCGATCACCGCGCCAGCAATTACCATTCCTGCGGCAATTATCCAGCCAACTCCTTCCGAGTCCATCGCAGTTGCACCAAACATCATAATTGCGACTCCTATTTCAAAAGCTCTTTGTTTCATGTTTTCTCCTTTATAGCTTGTCCGCACAGCCACCGCAGTGGCTACTCTACGCGCTTATAACCTGCGCCAAGCGCAAACTTGTCACACAACTCATCAATTTTGTTCTGAGGTATATCCTTGGAATCAATTTGTTTCCATTCACCGGTTTTAGAATCGATCACAAAGGTTCTATATGTAGCTTTCTTTGGATATCTTGCCATAAGCCCACCTCCTGTTAATATGTTATTAACTGTGCCTGTACGCGGTTCTTAATTTTCTGAATCTTCCATTTGTGATACAGCCAACTCAATTTCTTACTCACATCTGTTGAACGTGAAGATAGAACTAAACCCGCAAGAAGAATAGGTTTTGCTAATCCCAATGATGCTTCGGACCAGCTTTAGAAAGTAATTTTTGTCTTTCTAGCCGGAAATCACAAATGGCATCTACTTTTTTCTGCTGGCTTTGAACTTACTTTTCAAGGTCAGCAATTCTTTTTTCAAGCACCTTCCATCTTTTTCTTGAAATCCACACTCTCTCATCTCCCCTCTGACTTGTCTTTTTCTTCTCCCTCTTCTATAATTGCTTTATCAGCATTATGCTGAAATACAAACGAAAGGAGAATCTTATATGATTTATACTGATGATATTTGCAAATTTCACGCTATCATCACTGATTTGAAAAATTCTGGGGTTTCCGTCCACCTTTATGGAAACTCTACAGAATGTTTCTCTGGTGCATACGCTGGATTCGATACACCACCCAATAATACCTTGGCAATCCACATTGTTGCCCTCACATCTGTTGGCACTATATATTGCAACAGTTACACAAGATTGAAAGAGCAAGAAGCTGTTGAAAATGCTAAAAGATTATATGACCAGCTTTCCGTAACAAATGCCCAAGTATCCTACTCCCAGGATTCTGGTACAGTTACAATCAAATAATTGCATGCGGCATGGTTAATGCTGTGCCGCTAATATTTTTAATGCGTCCAATCTAACTCTTGCATCGCATGTTTCATAAAAAATCCGAAGTGCTTCATTTGTAATAAACAATGTCTGATCTTGCGTGAAACGTTTTGACATATCATCAAATGATTCCTTCCTTATGATTGGCATTTTCTCACTCTCCCTTCTTATGCAATTTGTTCGCATCCTTATTCTTCTCGTTGCCGCTGTTCACTTTTTCCAACCGACATGATATAATTCCTTTATCAAATCTTTGGAGGCTTAGTATGGATAACAGCTTACATAACCTAATCATGGACTCTTGTATGGATGAATCCGTAAAAATAAATCAGCATCTCGACTTACTTGCCGAAGAAAATAGCGCGTCTTTGCGCCGCCAGATAGCAGCATTAGAAGATATTTCTAACCATACAAAAGATCAAGCAAATTCTTTAAAAAAGCATGTTGACCTATTAACTGAACAAGTCAACATCGCACACCAAAACGCTATTGATGCTAAAAAAGATGCTATTTTCTCTCGTGTAATATCTATCATCTCCTTGCTTATTAGTTTTCTGGCATTTATTTTTTCAATAATATAGCCACTACAAATGCAATCATAGAAACTACTAAGGATAGATATGATAAGAACCAAGTTGGAATATTATCAAACCACTTGATAAAAGACTCTATAACTTTTTTGATGATCTTCACATTCTCACTCTCCTTTCTATCGTGCACGTTTTGTGCTCTTATTGGTCAAAAAAAATAAAGTTGACTGATCTTTTGTAATACTTTGCGAGCCTCATTTTAATATCATCACGAGGTATACGCTCTCCCTGCTCATACATTGCCAAAGCAGAAGTACTTATTCCACAAGCTTTCGCAACCGTATCTCTGCTTTTATCTCCTCTTAATTTGAGGAGACGTTCTGCAATCGCTTGTTTATTCAATCTCCCACCTCCTATATTTTTTGTGCACGTTTCGTGCTTAGTTTTAATATACACGTACTGTGCACATATGTCAAGCACAATTTGTGCATTTTTTTATTTACTTTAATACACGATGCGTGTATAATATGCTTAAAGATATACGGAGGTATTAAGCATGGCTCAATTTGATAAGATATTAAAATTATTGAGAAACGAAAAAAATATGTCCCAGCAAGAACTCGCTGATGCCCTTGGAATATCCAAAAGTTCTATAAATATGTATGAGCGAGGCGAACGGCAACCAAATTTTGAAGTGTTAGAAACAATTGCCGATTTCTTCAATGTAGATATTGATTATTTGTTAGGACGAACAAACAAAACAACCAAAATAATAAATCCAAACACCATTGCTGCACATTTTGACGGTGATGAATACACACCAGAGGAACTCGATGAAATCAAAGCATTTGCAGAATTTGTCAAGTCCAAAAGAAAATAGTCCTTTTTATTGGACAATACATAGTTTAGAATGCGGTGGAGGTGATCCTAATGAATAAATTTGAAAAATTATGCCAGACCGCTTCTGATATAGATGTTGACATTGTAGACTATCCATTCACCAGCGATCGTTTCAAAGGTTTGTATTGTGATGGAACCATCGCACTCAATCAAGATATATGTGCCGATTCAGAAAAAGCTTGTATCCTGGCCGAAGAACTCGGACACCATTTCACTACTGTAGGGAATATTACAGATCAGAAGGAAACCGAAAACCGAAAGCAGGAACGACGAGCACGGGTCTGGGCATACAATGAAATGATTTCCCTATCGGATTTAGTGGATTCATATAAAGATGGATGCCGAAGCAGATATGAAATTGCAGAACATCTGGAAGTAACAGAAGAATTTTTGCAAGAATGCTTGGACTATTTTCACGAAAAGTATGGTTTATATACTAAACAGAACAACTATTTGATATATTTTGAGCCACTTGGTGTGCTTGAATTATATAAATAACAATTAGAAAGGGGCTTATATTATGAAAAAGTTTAAAATTCTTTTAATTGCACTTGTCCTTATAATGTGCTCAATTCAACCTTCAACAGCTTCTGCTGCTCAAAAACATTATGTAATCAATGCTGATGTTTATTATGAAATCCAACGTGGAGAAACCTTGCCACTATATGTCGTTGGTCATAAAAACAGTTCAAAGGTAAAATGGAAATCTTCCAATCCGAAAATAGCATCTGTTAATAGTAAAGGTGTAGTAACTGGAAAAAAGGGTGGAAATGTAGTTATTACAGCAACCATTGGAAAGGAAAAATACAAAACCGAAGTTGAGGTCATATCAGGAGAAGAAATAATATACGATAAAGATATAAATTCTAATAGTAAAAACGATTCACTTTATGATGAGCCTATAGCAGTAATCAATTATGACAAGAAAACACTGTCCTCGGGAGAAACTGTCCAATTAAAAATTACTGGAACAAACAAGAAAATAACTTGGAAATCTTCCAATTCGTCAATTGCTACAGTTTCAAAAAAGGGAGTTGTTACAGCGATTTCCCCGGGCAAAGCTACAATTACAGGTAGTTTTAAAGAAAACGGGTATATTTGCGAAATCGATTGCAAAATTACTGTATCTTCTCCGTGGATGAGTGAGAAAGATCTCTCAAAATATTATAATGTAGATTTTTCCACTGATAAAAGTGATATGATTTATATTTCTGGAGATTCATCTGATAGTCTGGATGGAATGGTACCATCTTATTACTTAAAAGATATTCCTTCATCTCCACAAATAGATGTAATTTATGGAACAGAATTGCATTACAAATGGGACGGAGAAAAATTTTTATACAATGTTGAGGATTTAAAAACTTTAGGAATTATCAAAACCTCATCTAAATAGAATATATCTTGATACTGTTATCAGATCATCAATCTGATATTGAAATGATAATATCTTTTATATTCTAATCTAATAAAAAAAACATCTTTTACAGAACTGATGTTTGATTTATTGGAGGTACATATGAGTGAAGAAAAACTGAAAGATTATTTTATTGTACGATATTCACTGATTCCTGATACGCAAATTGATATAGACACTGCCATAGGTATCTCAAAAGAATCCAAATTTTTAAACTGGCTTTCTTCTTTTAATACAGACGGTAGAAAAGAAACAACGCATTATGGTACAAATTATGCCTTATATTGCAAACCTCTATCTGAAAACTGCTTTTTTATGAGTTTTGCCAAAGAACTACACGAAATCATTGGCGAAAAAACGGAAGACGGCATTAAAGAAAAACCAATTATCAACTACAAAAAATGTAACATCTTCATTCATACTTTAAATCAATGGATGATAATAGAAAAAAATTTGGATATTGCATCTGATATAGAGCACCAAAAAAATTATATTGCTACCATAATAGGAAAATTTCTAAGGCCACAAAACTTATACTTTGAACTAGGTATTATGACTGAAGAAAACAACTTTTGGAAATATGTAATAGAAAACCAAGGCGCACTAACAGATGTAGACATTACCTTTTCTTCTCCAAATTTTCTGAGAGGCATCAATACAGTAAATGAACTATTACACGAAACAAATGATACTTATAATAATACAAGTATTGGCATCCACTTGAAAAATAACGATGGACGCCTTAATATTGATGAAAAGAACCCCTTTTTACAAGATGCGATTAAATATTCTTCTTCTGGATGTGGTAAATGGAAAATAAAATCTAAAACCGCCAAATCCCACTCTAGTATTGATAATCCATTTATTATCCAACTTCCAGAAGGCATTGGTCAATTAAAAGCATCTGATTATCCTGTTATAGAAGCTATGTTTAACCAAGTATTAGATCTTGATACCGTGTCCAGAAAGGAATGAGATTATGAGCAAGAAGAATAGTATAATTTTGTTGTCAAATATTATTGTTTCTCTTGTACTTGCATATTCAGTCGATTTTTCGCACAATAAAATTATTTGCTACGACTTTATAATAAATGCAGAAATTACACTTTTTTCTGTTTCATTGGCAATCGTTGCTCTAATGATAACAATACTAGAAAAATATAAAGAAAAAGCATCCAATAACATCAATTGGGCAAAAGATAGCGTTGCTATTTTAAAGGAAATTTCAGAAAACACTGTTGCTCTGTTATTTATAATCATTGTGCTTATAGTTGTATCTGTATTTAAATCTTTTATAACTTTAATCGCTCAAATTAATATTATGAATTTCATTTTACTATTTTCGCTCTTTCTTTCTCTTATATCTATTTTTGACACTACAATAAGTGTTCATAAACTAGTTGCGAATTTAAGAGATATACTGTTTACTAAGGATGAAAACAAATTAAATTTATCTCAAAATGAAATACAATTAGTCGATGCTTATCGTTTTCTTGACGAATCACACAAAAAAGAATTTGAAGCCTTAATTAAAACAATTACTTTGAAACAACAATTAGACACCGAACAAAATAAAAACACCTAGTTTTTAGATAATATCCAGTCATTATCTTGACAATATAATACACTTACCCGGGAAGCCGAGAAGGTATGCAGTCATCCGTTCTAATCCTGTAGAAAGGGTGACGCTTATGAGTACATATGAAGAATTCATGGTCATTTTGACTGTGGCCCTGCTCATAGTAGCAATTCTGAATTATAAAAAATAAGCAAGCTGCCTTGTCTCTTTGGCCGGAGTAGGCAGCTTGCTTAATAGTAACTGTTAACTTTGCACCGGAGCGGATAGGCTTCATCTATCTCCCGGCTTTCCTGTTAAGTGTATTATATGTCACACAACCATTTTTGTCAAATAAATAACGCCGCCCCAGTGTTGGCGCACCAGAGCGGCAAATACTGCTCCGAAAAGCAATATACTCACAAATCATATTATACCTTTCGGAGCAGCCAAACGCAAGCGGAACACCCGTTCCACGCTGGCTGTTATTTTTGTACTCAAAAACATACACTATAGAGAAAGAGGTGTAATATGCCATGAAAGAAACCTTATCTGAACGCAAAACCGGCGCGATCTACATCCGTGTATCCACCGACAAGCAGGAAGAACTTTCCCCGGATGCGCAGCTTCGTCTGCTGATGGATTATGCGAAAACCAACCACACCGATATCCCCATGGAATATATTTTCCAAGACAACGGGATCTCCGGCCGGAAAGCAGACAAACGCCCGGCGTTCCAACAGATGATTGCACTGGCGAAGTCCAAAGAGCATCCGATCGATACGATCATCGTCTGGAAATTTTCCCGTTTTGCCCGGAATCAGGAGGAATCCATTGTGTACAAATCACTCCTGAAAAAGAACAACGTCGATGTGGTGAGCGTGTCCGAGCCACTTATCGACGGACCGTTTGGCTCCCTGATCGAGCGGATCATCGAGTGGATGGACGAATACTACTCCATCCGCCTCTCCGGGGAAGTGATGCGCGGCATGACACAAAATGCGCTGCGTGGACATTATCAAGGGGATGCCCCGATCGGCTACCAGTCCCCGGGCAATAAAAAACCTCCGGAAAAAGATCCGAAAACCATACAGATCCCGATCATGATGAAAGATCTACTGCTCTCTGGCTCTTCCCTGCTGCAGATTGCGCGAAAACTCAACGAGCATGGCTACCGCACGAAACATGGAAACCTCTGGGATGCCCGCGGCGTGCGCTATGTACTAGAAAATCCGTTTTATGCCGGTATCTCCCGGTGGAACTATACGGATCGGGGGCGACAACTAAAACCGGCAGATGAAGTTATATACACCAAAGGCAACTGGGAACCTTTGTGGGATAAAGCCACACTGGAAGAAATCAAAAAACACCTTGCCATGAATATGCGAAAGACCAAATCCAGAGATGTATCTGCAGCCAAACACTGGCTAAGTGGACTCCTGATCTGTTCGTCTTGTGGTGGCACACTTGCATATTCCGGTACAAAAAACAGCAGAGGTTTCCAATGCTGGAAATACACAAAGGGATTTTGCAACGAATCGCACTACATAGGCATCCGCCCCATTGAAAAAATGGTGATTGAATATCTGGAAAGCATCCTGCACTCTCCTGCAATCGTTTATACGGTAATCTCCTCTGCCTCCGCTGATGCAGACTCCAAACTCGCGGATCTTGAAAAGCAGTTACAAAAAGTGGAAAATAAAGAAAAGCGGATCAAAGCCGCCTATTTGAATGAGATTGACTCATTAGAGGAATACAAAGCGAACAAAGCCGCGCTCTTAAAAGAACGTGCAGCCATTGAAAAAAATATCAAACTGCTGACGATTTCAAACACCGACATGTCTAAAGAAGAAATGGACAAAAAAATGAAGCAGAACATTTCTGCTCTGCTTACAGTCTTACAGGATGATTCCGCAGATTACGTCCAGAAAGGAAACATGATGCGGAATGTCGTTGACCACATCGTGTTTGACCGCGGAAACACAAGTCTCGATATGTTCCTAAAGCTTGTAATTTAGCGGGTTTCAAGGCATTATAGGGTATTACAATACGGTGGTCCCGATGGCGAAATGGGAGCTTCCATGCGCTATCTGGCCCAGCGGTTTTCTTTTGCAAATCCGCGGATTGCCGGTGTACTTACTGACATCGGAACCGAGGAACTTGCTCACCTCGAAATGATTGGTGCGATTGTCCGCCAGCTAACACGCGGACTTTCCGCCAAAGAACTGGAAGCTTCCGGATTTGCACCATATTATATTGATCACACCGCAGGTGT